CAAGTTTACGATAGGCTTGCAGAAGGTAACGCAACCCAAAGGGTTACAAAGCGTATGAACAAAACAAGGCGTAATGTAAAAACAGCAAGCCGAGGTATTAGCACCAAACGCAAGTGGTTTAAAGATTACATGGCTGAGTTAGGTTTTAAGTTTGTTGCCACAATGGGTATTGGTACAGGTTGCCGAGTACACCTAAAGGCTGATGAACTGCCCAAGGGCCGTTTAATTTGCAATTTAAGCCGACATTACACTGCAGTTATTGATGGCGTAATAAACGACACTTATGATTGCAGCCGTAATGAAACAAGATGTGTTTACGGTTATTGGGTAAAACAATAACCAAACGCCCCTTAACAGGGGCATTTCCTTTTGGCTGATTTAATATATAATTAGCTTAAATTGGGAAGCCTGACGACTAATCGCAAAGCTAGTCTGAAAGCTATACCCCTAGATATTGTTATTGCTCCTGACTAAAGCAATAGCGAGGGTTAAGGCAGGGCGGTAGTTTTAAGGTACTGCTGATCTATCTCCCAATTTTAATTATGCTAATTGTATTTCAATATCTGCCCCGACTTGTTCGCCTAAATCTACATACCTCCTTACTGCTTCAAGGTTTATTACTTGGCAATCATCTTTAAATGCAACTCCTGTCAAACCGTCTAAAGTAGAACGTACCAGCTTGTCGATGTCATTTTTCTTTACGACATAATGTTTTGGAGCTGATGCACGTAGTTGGCCATTTGTGCTTAAATGGTCTTTACGTCTTTTAAGTTTAAATACTAACTTAACCTTGCAAGCACCAAGTAAGGGTGCTTTTATACATTTCCGAGCTTTTTTGCTTACTGCATTACGCCATGGTTTCACCCTTTGACTACTTTCAATTAATACCGCTTTGCCAAAAGAATTTTTGCCGACAAAACTTTTACTACCTTGTGGTGCTGGCTCGATACCAATAACGGAAAATTTTAAAGATGACATTTAACCCCCAAGGTTTTCAATTTACTGCTCTGCCCACCAAGTTAAGGGGCAAAATACAACCAAATCAACTTGCAGTTTTATGGGTAATAGAAAGTTACGCTGGCAAAAGCCACGAATGTTACCCAAGTTATAAAACTATTGCCGATGCAACTTGTCTTAGTGTAAGAACGGTCCATAAGGTTGTAAACCAGCTTGAAGCAATTGGCTGGTTGCAAAGAATAAACCGCCATGAAAATGGTAAAAAAAGTAATTTATATAAAGTTAATGTATGGCATCTTGCAAATGTTCCAGAACCTAGTGGTGGTACGATAGGCAATATTTGCCCACCCTATAAAGGTACTACCCCAAAAGCCAGTAATGAAGCGATAGGCAAAATTTGCCCTAGTGCAAAATCTGCCCATACCCATAGGCAAAATTTGCCCATACCTAGGGCAGCAGATGCCCATGAACTAGATACAATTAAACTAGATAGTAATAATATAAGTGTTAATACAGGCGTAAAGAAAAAATTTAAAACAAAATATCCTTTGGAATTTGAAGTCTTTTTTGATAGATATAAAAAAATTGAAAACAGAGCTTCAGAACAAAGTAAAAAATTAGCTTACGTTGAATACAAAAAAGTAATTACAAACATAACTGAAAATGATAACAACCCCCATGAGTTGCTTGTTACTTGTTTAAAGCAAGCTATCATTGAACAACAGCAGATTACAAAAAAAGGTGGTTTTTCTACCACATTTCCAAACTGCTTTAGGTGGCTTAAAAATGGCAGTTATGAAACTTACCTACCAGCCCCAGAAATAAAAAAACAACAAAATAACCCATGGGAAAAAGATAAACCCATAGGAAAAAATGTACCTTTTTAATTATGTATTACAAAAAATCCCATAAGGAAAAAACCATAAATTTTTATGCACCAACTTTTGAATGTTTTGCCTGTAATGATACTGGTCTTGTTAATAACTCTGATGGTTTAATTAACCTTTATTGGGGCGATTATGACAAAGACGAAAACGGTAAAAAATTTAGCGGTGGTGACTTTGCTATTATTTGCCATTGCAAAAAGTCATATCAAATAACAGATGAAAATGGCAAAGTTTTAAGTGGTGGCTTTCGTGATAGCCAAGGCAACATTAATAAAACCAATACAATAAATGGTGAGCAAGCCATTGGGTGTTCACTTACAAAAGACCAAACAAGGGAAATACATACACAACGTAAAAATAATTGGGCAGAAACACAAAAAATTATGAATGATTGGCGTTTAAAAAATTTAGGTAAAAAAAAGCCAGAGTTGCCTTATTTCATACAAACTGTAAAAGAACAATTAAAAGGCGTTGATAATTTATTTGCTATGCCAAAGGGGGTTAAATGATGCGATTAAATGAAATTTTTAAAGATAAAGCTTTTGATGTTATTAAAGAACTTTTTTACAGGCAACCTTGGTTATTAAAAGGCTGCAGTGAACAAACACTTGCTAAAGTATTGGAGGTTTACACTAGGGAAGAGCAAATGTATATGCTTGCTAGGCTTGATATAAAAGCAATGTTTCACAGTAAAGCAAAAAGAAAATGAAACAAAAAAAAGAATTTGTTTATTGTAGGTATGCTGATTGTTGGTTAAGAATTCATCAACTTTACTGGAAAACACCTATGGGTTTGCAATCCAAAGCTGATTGCGATAAATTTTTTAAAAAAAAAAATGATGAAATTCAATTATTACGGTCCAAAAAATGAAAAAATAAATTTTCCAACAACTGGTTTATATGATGGCCGTATTTACATGGACCAAAATAGTACTTGTTGGGAGTATTTTGAAAATACCAAAAATGATGGCAGATGGATAAATATTGACGAACATTGCAGTGATTGGTTTGAAGGGCAAAAAACATGAGAACAAAATATGGTTTTGATGTTACTTGGATTCCAAAAATTGGTGATATGTTTTTTTTCCATGAGACAATGTATATTTATAAAAAAATAGGTAATTCAAAGCCTGATTGGTTTATTTATGACAAAGTTAAATGATTTGGTCGCTGACCATAAAAATGCACGCAAACGCACCCAAAGGTCAGCAACACTTATTGAAACAAGTCTTAGAGAATTCGGGGCTGCACGTTCAATTGTTATTGATGAACACAATAGAGTATTGGCTGGCAACGGTACTGTTGAAGGTGCAAAAGCTATTGGCCTTGAAAATGTAAAAGTTATAGAAACTGATGGCAACGAAATTATTGCTGTTAAACGTAAAAACCTTACAGAAGATGAAAAAGTTGGCCTTGCACTAGCCGACAACAGAACAGGCGACCTTGCAGAATGGGATGCTGAAATGTTGGAAAATTTAAGTTTTGAACATAACCTTGACCCATGGTTTGAAGAGGGCGATTTAGAACAACTTTTAGGTGCAACGGCTGATGAAGTCGATTTTCCAGAAATAAGCGATGCAGATAAAAGTGACCTTGAACAAATAACCCTTACAATGCACACTTCTCAAGCCGAAACTTTTAAAGAAGCAATGCAACTGGCCAAAAATATGGGTGAGTTTGACCAAACTTTAAACGAAAATAGTAACGGCAATGCAGCAGCTAGGGTTGCAGAAAGCTTTTTATCTTGGGCTTCAGATCATGGCGTCAGCTAAAGACCTTAAGGTTGCACCAATAGCAGCACAAGATGCAAATAAATTAATAAAAAGGCTGCATTATTCAAATAAAGTTGTACCTAATAGCCAATTACATTTGGGTGTTTTTTATAACAATAAACTTGAGGGTGCAATGCAGTTTGGTCCAAGTATCAATAAAAAAGGCACAATAAGGCTCGTGCGAAACACCAAATGGAACGGTTTTATAGAGTTAAACCGTATGGCCTTTAGTGAAAAACTTCCACGCAATAGTGAAAGTCGGGCCATAAGTATTGCTATGAAACTAATTAAAAAACATTACCCTCATATTGATTGGGTTGTTTCTTTTGCTGATGGTACGCAATGTGGCGATGGCACTATTTATAGGGCATCTGGTTTTGTACTTACCGACATACGTGTATCTGATGCTTTACGTATCAACCCAAAAACTAATAAACCTATGCACGTTATACAGGCACACCATTTAAAAATATCAAAAGAATTTCGTACTTGGCAGCCAACAAAGGGTTATCAACTAAGGTATTTGTATTTTATAAATAAAAAATGTAAAGATAATTTAACAGTGCCAATACTCCCCTTTTCAAAAATTAAAGAAATGGGTGCATCTATGTATAAAGGCGTTAATATAAGTTTGCGTCTGAAGCAGGCGAGGGCCGTCCCCAACGGTCAAGCGGAGGTGCAACCCCTACCCAGACGCTCCAAAATCCTAAATTAAGCTATTGTATATATAAATAAATTAATAAGTTTAAAATTGACAGCTAAAAACGAAACAAAAGCTGGTATTGATTTAAGAGTTCAAAAGTTTGCAAGAATTATTGCAAATGGTGGGCGTAGGTCTGATTGTCTGCGATATGCTGCAGAAAATTGGGGGGTGAGTGTTCGTACAGTTGATAATTATTTAAAAAAAGCAAGACAACAATTAAAAGCCGATTGGGATATTGAAAGACCCCAAATGGTCGCTGATCTTTTAGCTCAATGCTCCACCATACAAATGGAAGCACGTAGGGCTGGCCAATACCATATTGCATTAGGTGCGATTAATACAGCAGCTAAACTTGCAAGCCTTGTTTCATGAGTATTTTAGAAACTGTTAAGCAAGGGCATATATTACATGGTGACGGCCTGTTTGAATTACCTAGTGTAAACCAAGTCCAACAAAGGGTTTATAAAGATTTACTGCCACACCAACAAACCTTTTGCCAAGATATACAACACCGTAAACTTGCACTTGTTTGTGGGTTTGGTGCTGGTAAAACCTATGCACTTGTAAGCAAAGCCATAATTCTGGCGTCAATGAACATTGGTTGCATTAGTGCAATTTTTGAGCCAACTTCGCCCATGGTTAGAGACATATTAATACGCACACTTAACGAATTATTGGAGCAATGGCAAGTGCCTTTTACATTTAGAGCCAGCCCTTTGCCAGAGTACCAACTTCAATTTAAAGAAGGCATACATACCATTTTGTTGCGTACAATTTTGACTTATCAACGTTTACGTGGTCAAAATTTATCAGCAGTTGGATTTGACGAGGCTGACACTGTAAACAAGCGTGACGCAGAACAGGCCATGAACATGGCACTTGCAAGGTTACGTTCTGGTAATGTGCAACAGTTTTATGCAACTACCACACCAGAGGGTCACAGTTGGGCATTTGATACATTTGAAAAAAACGCCAAAGAAGATACAAGGCTAATAAGAGCCAAAACAAGCGATAATCCATTTTTACCCGAAGGGTTTATTGATAGCTTATTAGAAAATTATCCACCACAATTAATACAAGCTTATCTTAATGGTAATTTTTGCAACTTAACAAGTGGTCAGGTTTACTCAAGGTTTAACAGGGATAAACACCTTATAAATGAGTTGCCGTTCCCTTTAGAAAATGAAATTTTAAAAATTGGTATTGATTTTAACGTTATGAATTGCAACGCTGTTGTTTGCGTTACCGCAGGCAATAAGCTTATTGTTGTTGATGAAATTGTTAAACAACAAGACACTGATGCTCTGGCAAGGGAAATAAGGAGGCGTTATGGTAACAATAAAATATTTGTTTATCCAGATGCCAGTGGAGCAGCAAGGTCAACTATTAATGCAAGCAAAACTGACATCGCTATTTTGGAAAGTTATGGTTTTACCAATATGGCCTTGCGTAGTAATCCACCAATTAAAGACAGGGTGCAAACTTTACAGGCGGTGTTGGAAAATAGTAAAGGCCAAATACGTATGGCAATTTATGCCAAAGCCACAAGATTAATAGAATGTTTGGAGCTTCAAAGCTATGATGAAAAAACAGGCGACCCAGATAAACAAAATGGCTACGATCACCTTAACGATGCTCTTGGTTATCTCTGCTATAGAGAATTTAATATGATTTACAGCAGGGCAGGCCAAAAAACAGGTATTAGAATTTATTAAGTACCTGATATTATTAAACTAAAACAATGTACAGCAGCTTTTACCAAAATAGAATTGATAGCTTTGAAATAGAAGTAACTGAAGTACAACAGCAAAATCAGGCGTGGCGTAATATGCAAAGCCATTGGGGTTTAATTGAAGATTTAGTTGAGGGTTCAAGTAAAATAAGAGGCAAAAGCAGAATTTATTTAAAACAAGAGCCACGAGAGGAGGATGAAAGTTACGACGTTCGTTTAAGTAGGTCTGTTTGCCCACCATATTATGTACGTATGGAACGTATGTTGGCTGGTATGCTCACACGTAAACCAGTAAGACTTTCTGATGTACCAGATATTATTGAGGAACAATTATTTAATGTTGATTTAGAAGGAAATAACTTAACAAATTTTGTATATAACATCAGCAGGCTTTGCATAAGATATGGCCATGTTGGTGTTTTAGTTGATGCCCCTGCAAACGGAGGTCGACCTTACTGGATTCCATATACGCCAAGAGACATAATTGGCTGGCGTACAGAGGTAAAAGATGGCTTAAGGGAACTAACTCAGCTAAGACTTATGGAACGCATTGTAAGACCTAAAGGTTTATATGGTGAGGAAACAGTTGAACAAATAAGAGTATTACAACCAAACAGTTTTCAATTATTTCAACGTAATAATGATGGGGATTTTAAACAAGTTGAAGAAGGTACTACCAGTTTGGATTTTATACCCTTTAGTGTTGCCTATAGTAACAAAGTTGGAATTTATGAAAGTCGCCCACCATTAGAAGATATTGCAGAATTAAATATAAAAAGTTATCAAATACAAAGTGATTACGATAATCAATTACATATAAGTGCTGTACCTATGCTGGCATTTTTTGGTTTTCCAGCAGCAGCAGAAGAGGTAAGTGCTGGTCCTAGTGAGGCTTTATCATTACCAGAGGGCAGTAGTGCAAGTTATATTGAACCAAATGGTAATAGTTTTAACGCACAAAAAGAGAGAATTGATAAATTGGAATATCAAATAAATGAGCTTGGCTTAGCTGCCATACTTGGACAAAAAATGTCGGCTGAAACTGCCCAATCGCAAAGAATACAAAGGTCGCAAGGTGATAGTACCTTAATGGTTTTATCACAACAAATACAAGATTTACTTGATAACTGCCTAAAATTCCACGCTGCATTTTTAAAACAAAGTGTTGCTGGAACAACATTTGTTAATAGAGACTTTGTTGATACCAGCCTTGAGCCAGCACAAGTTGACGCCCTACTTAAAATATATGCCCAAGGTGTTATTGACCAAGAGGAGTTACTTAAAAAACTTGTTGAAGGCGAAATATTATCTGAAGATTTTGATATTGAGGATATGATGAACAAAACACAAATGGGTGGCTTGGTAGAAACCGACCAACAGGCAACAACAACAGAAAATGAATAATGAGTATAGAACGGCAACGAATACCAGAGGCGTTATACCGTAATGCTATAAACCTAAATAGGTATGAAAATGGCGTAGCAAAAAAAATAGTAAATGCTTACAACGACATTATTGTACAAATAACAGATGAATTAAAAAAATTTGATACTGGTGATCTTACTCTTACCCCTGCAGCATTAAACAGGCAGCGTACAATTTTACTGCAATTACAAGAAAGTTTAGCTACTTGGGCAAATGAAAGTGCATTAACAACAACTGCAGAGTTGCAAGGTTTAGCAGAATTGCAATCTGTTTTTATACAAGAACAGTTACGCAAAGTGTTACCAAGTGATGGTGCAAAAAATGCAGTACGTACTGTAGAAATAAGTCCACAATTTGCCCGCAGTGTTGTAGAGACAGACCCAAGACAAATAAATGTATTTACTTTGCCAGAAGAATTTGTTGTACAAACTGGTGTAGTGCCTAAGTTTAGTATTACCGCACGTGATGGAGCTGTTATTAATTTACCTAACGGTGTAAATGTAAGAACTGCATTTAGGCGTATTGCAGAAAGCCAAACAGAGTTATTTCAAAGCACTGTTAGGACAGGCTTACTTGCAAACCAAACAACACAACAAATTTCGAAACAATTAAGGGGTAAATTAAATTTTGAAGAAACTGGTACTTTAAGTCAAATAAAAGCCAAAGGTGGTATTGGTACTGTAATACCAAACAATCAAATTGACACTATTGTTAGGACTAGCATTAACCAAGTAAGCAATACTGCAATAAATAGTGTTTTTAAAGCAAATGCAGATATGATTGACCGTTATAAATATGTGGCAACTTTAGATAGTAGAACTTCAGCAATATGTGGTCGCCTTGATGGGCAAGTATTTCAAATGGGTAAAGGACCACAACCACCCCAACACTTTAATTGTCGGTCAACCATAGTGCCAATTATTAAGGACACATTTCTTGATAGGTTTGGTTTAGACCAAGATGACCTTACTGAAGGTTTACAAAGGCCAAGTAAAACTGGTTTATCCGATAGAGGTAAATTAGTACCAGCAAATGAAAACTATGCTGTTTGGCTAAGTAAACAAGATGTTGCCACACAAAATAAAGTATTTGGTATTGAAAAAAGTAAAATATATAGGGAACAGTTAAAAACAAAAAACCCAACTGATGTATTTAGGACTTTTGTACGTTCTGACGGTACAACGCTAACATTGGAAGAGTTAGCAAAAGCAAATGCCACTTA